AGTTATCAATAGTCGAAAGACCATCGGTAACTGAAGTAGGAACTACAACCTTGCTAGTTTCAGATATACGCTTGAGCGTCCGCTACGAGCAAACCGCATAGGAGACCCAAATGCCAACAACAGTAATAACTGGGCGCGATGTTACCTTCACACTTGATAGCGCTAACTACGATGCCCAAGCTACAAGCGCAGTCCTCAGCTGCGAAACGATTATCGAGACGTATCAGACTTTGGATGGACGCGCTTATAAGGCGACGGACAAACAGTGGTCCTTTACCATTGAATTGCTACAGGATTGGGGAGCTGCTAGCTCACTATTCGAAGCAATGTGGGCTGATGCTGAATCAGCACCTAACACTACACTCGCAGTTTCATTTACTGCCGTAACTGGCGCAGTATTTGCTTTCAATGTATTGCCAATCTTCCCAGCAGCAGGCGGCGCAGCACCAGGAGCGCTAACTGATACTTGGACAATGACCGTAGTTGGAACCCCAACAGAGACCTTCAGTTAAGAGATCGGAGCATCGGGAGCTATGAAGTCGCAAATTACAATTACATATAACTCGGGCGAGCAAGCAACTTATATTGCCCAACCGCCTGAGTATGCCAAATGGGAGAAGGCAACTGGCAAGACGATTGGCGAATTAGGCGGTGTCTGGGACGTTATGTTCTTGGCTTATAACGCAATGAAGCGCGAATCGGCTGGTAAGCCAGTTAAAGCTTTCGATGTATGGATGGAAACAGTTGCTGATATTGATGTGAGTAACCAAGACCCAAAAGCCATACCGCTGGAAGCATAAATTACCTTCTAACGCTTCTGGCAATCGAGACGCGAATCCCAAAACAATATTGGGATGATGCCGAAGATGTCCTTACCGCTTTGGAGATATTGAAGGAGAGAAATGGTGGCAAGTGATTCGATTACTTATGATCGCGCTGAGCTATCAGGTATTCTCAAAGCCTTTAAAGCAATGGATGACCAAGCAGTTCAAGAAGCCAGAACTGAAAGCAGCGCGCTTGCAACCTATGCCGCCAATCAAATCAAAGTTACCGCGATGGGACGAACGGTCGCGGGTGCTGGTGTTCGGAGAGTTGCCGAAGGTGTCCGAATCAGCAAGTCATCTAAAATCGGCGAATTCTCTTATGGTTTTGCATCTCAAAGGTTTTCTGGTGGCGCAACAACTCAAAAGCTCTGGGCAGGTCTTGAATTTGGAAGTAACCGCTATCGCCAGTTCCCCAGAAGAACTCCCAATCGCGGACGCGGCAATTCTGGCTACTTCATCTACCCGACACTTCGCAAGATTCAGCCTGAATTAGTGCGTAAGTGGGAAGAAGCTTTCGATACAATTTTAAAGAAATGGGGATAACAAATGGCTGGTAATAGAACGCTCAAGTTATCTATCCTTGCTGATGTTGATGATTTAAAAAAGAAGCTAGGCCAAGGCGAAAAAGAAGTCCAAGGCTTTGGCGATAAGTTAGGTGAATTTGGTAAGAAGGCAGCTGCGGCCTTTGCAGTCGCAGCAGCAGCTGCGGCGGCTTATGCTGGCAAGCTATTAGTTGATGGCGTTAAAGCTGCAATTGAGGATGAAAAGGCTCAAGCCAAATTAGCAGCTACTTTAGAAAATACTACTGGGGCTACAAAGGCACAGATTAAAGCGGTTGAAGATCAAATCCTTCAGATGTCGTTGGCGACTGGTGTAGCTGATGATGAATTAAGACCATCTTTTGAAAAATTAGTTAGAGCAACAAATGATGTAGAAAAGGCTCAAAAACTTCAGACACTAGCTTTGGATATAGCCGCTGGTTCTGGTAAGAGTTTAGATCAGGTCAGCCAGTCATTAGCGAGGGCCTACGATGGCAATACTTCAGCCCTAAGCCGTTTAGGTATTGGTTTATCAGCAGCTGAACTAAAATCTATGAGCTTTGATGATGTAACCGCTCAATTAGCCGAAACTTTTGGGGGACAAGCTTCAGTTCAAGCCGATACATTCAGCGGAAAAGTGGCAAGGTTACAAGTTGCTTTTGATGAAGCGAAAGAATCGGTAGGCGCTAGATTACTTCCAATTCTTACCAACTTATTAGATAAGTTTAATAATAATCTTGCTCCAGCAGTTGAGGCAATACGAAAGAAATTTGAACCTTTAACCAATGCGATTAAAGATAATAAAGAAGAATTTACGGCCATTTGGAATTTTTTGAATAAATATATTGTGCCCATTTTAACTGGAGCTCTTAAAACGGCCGTTACCGGTATTGTAACTACCTTTACAACTTTAGTTAATATTATAGGCAAGGCAGTTACTTTCTTCGGAAATTTGTATAACGCATACAAAAAATTTGTAGATTTTATTAAGAATAATCCTTTGAGCCAATTCTTAAGCAATTTGCCAAATCCTTTTGGCAATGCAAGTTTTTCAACTGCTGGCTTTGTATCGGGGCAAGAAGGCACAGAGGCGACTGGTGGAAATTTCACTAATCCATTTGCGCCAACTACGCCATTTGTCCCAACCCAAGCTTATTTAGATGCAGTTGCCAGAACTGAAGAATTAAAGCGAGAAACCGAAGCAATTAGACAAAGAATTGCAGCCCGCAAAGCAGGCAATTTAACAACCGAAGATTCCGGAAACGATGCAACAATAATAATTAATGTGAATGCTCCATCGGCTATTGATACCGAAGGATTTACCAGATCCGTAATTGATGCTTTAAATGAAAGCCAGAGAAGGACTGGCGCATTAGATACCTTGACGATATGACCATTTGGAGTCCTACTTATAGAGTTAAAGTCAATGGTTCAACAGTAACTAGCGCAACTTTAAGCGGACTAACAATTAGTTCAGGTAGAACTGATATTTATACCCAACCCCTTGCTGGCTATTGCAATTTGACGCTACTAGAAACTTCAGAAGCAGAAATTCCATTTGAAATTAATGATGCGGTTACAGTAGAAGTCCAAGATTCAACGGCAACTTATGTAAGTCTTTTTGGCGGTTTTATCACTGATTTAGGTATTACAGTCCAAACTTCGGGATCAAGTGCATTAACGCAAAGGATACAAATAACAGCAGTTGGTTCTTTGGCTAGATTAAATAGAGCTATTTACACAACTAATCTTGCCCATCAATTTGACGGTGATCGTATTTTTACATTACTTAGCGATGCTTTAGTCAATCAATGGAACGAAGTCCCAAGCGGATTAACTTGGGCTAATTATGAGCCAACTACTCAATGGCTAGATGCGGAAAATACTGGACTAGGCGAGATTGATAGACCAGGAGATTATGAGCTTCATTCTGAAACTGATATAAACGACACCATTTATAATTTAGCTAGTCGCTATGCTACTGGCGGCCTTGGGTATTTGTATGAGGATTCTTCAGGCAGAATTGGCTACGCTGACGCTACCCATAGATCCGATTACCTAGGTAATAATGGCTATGTCTATCTGGATGGCGGACATTCAATCGGGCCTAATTTGTCTATAATTAAACGGGCTGGAGATGTAAGAAATTCGATAACAGTTGCTTATGGGGCCACAAATTCGTCAAATGTAAGCGCAAGCGATGCAGATTCTATTCTGGCTTTTGGAGAGTTGGGTTCTACCATAGCGACAAATCTTAGACATCAAGCTGATGCTGAGGCCCAAGCCGATTTTTACCTAGCTATTAGATCATTCCCACAATTTGCCTTAAGGCAGATTACTTTTCCAATTGCTAGTCCAGAAATAGACGATACAGATAGAGACGCTCTGCTTGAGGTATTTATGGGCTTGCCAGTCGATATAGACAACCTGCCTATTAATATGCAGAGTGGGCGATTTCAAGGCTTTGTTGAAGGTTGGACTTGGAGCGCAAGCCTAAATCAGTTAAACCTGACCCTAAATCTATCTCCAATAGCCTTCTCCGTTCAAAGCTATAGATGGAATCAAGTCGCAGCCGCCGAAACTTGGAACACATTAAACGCTAGTTTAGAGTGGCTTAACGCTACAATAGTAACCTAAGGAGAATAAATGCCAACTACAAGCAATTTTGGCTGGACAACCCCAGCTGATACTGACCTAGTCAAAGATGGTGCTTTAGCCATTAGGACATTAGGCAATGGAGTCGATACCAGCTTTGTCGATCTCAAAGGTGGGACGACTGGTCAAGTATTAAGCAAGACCAGCAATACAGATTTAGATTTTACTTGGGTTACTTCCGATGATGCTAATGCTATACAGAACGCCATTGTCGATGCCAAGGGCGATTTAATTTCTGCGACTGCGGCAGACACACCTGCTCGCCTTGCGGTTGGTTCTAATGGACAAGTTTTAATAGCTGATTCAACGCAATCAACCGGAATCAAATGGGGTGTTGATCCAACTACTGATGTAGTAACTACTGCTGGAGATTTAATTTATGGCACAGCAGCCGACACAGTGGCAAGATTAGGAATTGGAACTGCTGGTCAGATTCTGCAAGTCAATTCCGGTGCAACAGCTCCAGAGTGGGCTACTCCTGCTACGGGCGGGGGTATGACTTTATTGAGCACTACAAGTTTTAGCGGTTCGTCAATAACAATTTCATCAATTTCACAAGATTATAAAGATTTAGTTGGCGTAATTGTAGATTTATATACAAACAATACTGGTAACGGAACTTATATCAGACTTAACGGCGATACAGGGTCTAATTACGCTTATTCAGGAGTTAGAAATATTGGGGCTACAGTTTCAGCTCAATTTAGTTTAAGCGATACCAAAATTATTCTAACTCCGCGCTCTGCAACTTCTAATACTGATAAAAAGAAAACTTTTGGAACTTTTACAATTCCAAGATACACAGAAAGTCATAATAAAGTAATAGTAAATAGAACTAATGGTAGCGATGAAACAGATGCGGTATCAATGCACAATGTCGGTATGTGGGACGATACAACAGCAGTTAGTTCATTGGTTTTATTTGCCGATTATACTTTTAGCGGTGGCACACTTTATCTATATGGGGTGAAATAATGAACAGACCAACAGTAATTATTCACAATGCTGAGACTGGCGAAATTATTGAACGAGAAATGAACGCCGATGAATTAGCGCAATGGGAAATAGATCAGGCCGATGCAGCAGCTAAGCAACAGGCTGAAGCAGATTCAGCAGCAGCCAAAGCAGCTTTATTGGAGCGACTTGGTATAACCGAAGAAGAAGCCAAACTACTAATTAACTAATGGCTAGATTATGTGCAGCAGGTATTCAGCTTCGGGAGCAAATAGATGACGATTATCCTGATAGGGATCGTAAGTCTGATGGCTGGATTGCTGACGCTAGGCATCGCGCTAAAGGCACTTCTGACCATATTCCAGACGCTAGAACAGGAATCGTTAGAGCTTTAGATATTGATGCTGATCTATCGGCTCACAAAGAAGAGGCTTATGCGTTAGTTGAGAAGATTCGCAAGTTAGCCAAAAAAGGCGATAAGCGAATTGCTTATATTATTTTCGATGGAAAGATTATGAG